CCACTCCAAGAGCCCCACCATGGCCGGCTGGCCCCGCCTGCGCTGGCCGGACCCCACGACTGACACCGGGGAGGGCGAGGACGCCGTACGCGCCGCCTTCGAGGAGTACACGGCCGGAGGCTCCACGAACCTCGGCGTCCTCCTGGGCGAGGCGTCCGGGGACCTCATCGACGTAGACCTCGATCACCCTGCCGCCATGCGGCTGAAGGCGTACCTGCTGCCCCATACGGCCGCGATCCACGGACGCGAGACGTCGCGAAAGTCGCACTACTGGTACCGCGCCAAGCCCGGCACTCTGCCGGCGACGCGGCGCCTGCGCATCCCGGACGCCTCGGGCCGAGGCTCCGGCGTGTCAGTCGAGATCCGCGGGAACGGTGCACAGACCATCGTGCCGCCCTCGATCCACCCGGCCACGGCCGAGACCTACGAGTGGGAGGGCGAGCCCTGGGGCGGCGACGTGGGGCCGGCCCTCGTGGACGGGACCGAGCTGCTCGCGCAGGTCATCCTCCTCGGCCTGTGCGCCGTCCTGCTGGACTCCTGGCCCGGCCCCGGACAGCGCCACGACGCCTACGTCGCCCTCGCCGGCGGCCTTCTTCGGTACGGGGACTCGCAGACCGTGCACCCGTTCTGGGAGCGCAACGCCGGCCTCGTCATCCGCACTATCGCCCTGGCCACCCACGACGAGGACGGCGCCGAGCAGCGCGAGCGCGAGGCGATCTACACCACCAAGCGCCGCCTCCGGGAGGGCGGGGAGGCCACCGGCTTCACCCGACTGGCCGAGTACATCGGGGAGGAGAGCGTGCAGATCGTCGAGCGCCTGGTCCGCGACGCCGAATCCGTGGCCGGCTTCGTTCCGGACGTGGCCGGAGACGTGCCGGGCTGGCAGCCCCCGTGGGCGCGGCAGTGGGACGATCTCACTATCGAGCTCGACGCCTCGGCGCCAGCGCCCACATTCGCCGAGGCCGAGGAATCCTCGGAGCCTAGGTCTCTCGGAGAGCTCGGTCCGGCCGTCGGGGACGCCCTCGCCGAGACCTCGGAGCCCGAGGAGATCGCCGTCGAGGAGATCGAGGAGGATGAGAACCACGACCCTTTGGACGCTCGACCCTCGTCCTGGAGCCCTGTCGATCTGGAGCCCTACCTGACGGGGAAGCTGACCGTGCCGGACCCGGAGGTCTGCCGCCGCAACGACGGCGCCTGCCTCATGTACCGGGGTCGTGTGAACATGCTGTTCGGCTCCTCCGAGTCGGCGAAGTCATGGATCGCCATGGCGATCTGCCTTCAGGAGATCGAGGCCGGAGGCCGCGCCCTGTATCTCGACTTCGAGGACGAGCCGGTTCAGACGTTGAATCGCCTGCGCCTGCTGGGCGCCGCGGACGACGACCTTCGGGCCCAGTTCTCGTACATCCGCCCCGAGGGGCCTCTAGCCGACATGCAGCGCAACAAGTGGGGCAAGGACCAGCCGACCAAGTCGGGCGAGTTCGCTCAATACCAGTTCGATATGGCTCTCCAGTCTCTCGACCCGGACATCATCGTGGCCGACGGTATGACCGCCCTCTACGGCTTGCACGGTCTGGACGCGAATGACGCCGTCTCGACCGACGTCATCACCTCGTGGCTGAAGCGCCTCACCCGTAACGGGCGCTCGACCGTCATCATCATCGACCACCAGGCCAAGAGCGCTGAGAAGGGGTCCATGCCGATTGGATCTCAGCACAAGGTCGCCATGGTGCAGGGAACCCTGCTTCAGGTGTGGCCGATCAAGCAGCCAATGCCTGGCGATGTTGGGGAGATGGAGCTGGTCGTCCTGAAGGACCGGCCTGGCCAGGTCCGTGCCCACTCCCAGAAGACAGGCGGGCGCGGCAAGGCGCAGGTGGCCGGCGTAGTCACTCTCGACAGCCGCACTGAGGGCCGCTCGTCCCTCGTCATCACGCCCCCGCGCCGTACCCCCTCCGGAGGCGGAGGTACCCTGAACGCCGACGGCGAGGGCGTGAACGACGTCGAACGTCGCGTGGAGCTCGACTTCACCGACATGTCCAAGGCGATGGAGAAGCTGGCCCAGCGGCAGGACGACGAGGACACCGTTATCGGAGCGTTCCGGGGAGAGATCGGCATAGAGCTGAGCTCCCGGGAGCTGTTCGACATCGTGGACTCGGACCTGCCCCGATCTCGCACCAAGGCGGCTCTGGACCGGCTGATCTCGCGAGGATGGATCCTGCCCGCCGGTGGTCGGGGAGGACTGCAGTACACGATGGTCGCCGTAGGAGAGGATGGTCCGGAGGAGCGGGACCTGTACGACAAGGAGAGTGAGGATTCCGGTGCGTGACTTCGACAACCTTCCACTGCTGACGCCCGAGGAGGCGTTCGAGAGGGCGTGGGAAGTCGGCGGCCCGGCCCGCCCGGTGTTCGACCGAGGCTACCGTGTGCGAGGCCTGAACGACTGGAAGGCAATCGAGACGCTGCTCCGGCAGGGCGACGTCGAGGACGTCGCCATAGCGTCGTTCGGGCTGAAGAACTTCGAGGAGATCTTCGATGCGTTCGCCATGCTGCACGAGCGTGGCTGGCATCTTTGGCAGACGTCGGCAAATGTCTACGTCGGAGGGGAGCCCAGAACCGTTCAGGCGATTCGGGCACACTACCGCGGCGACTAGCTGCCCGATAAGCGCAATCTCAACGGAATCTACCCCCGTGACGCAAGTCACGGGGGTAGATCTTTACAGGGTATTGCATCCCGTCATACGCGCTGAGTAGTCTTGAGCCATCCGAGGAACGACCGCTACGGCTGGAAGGAGAACTGAAATGGCACGCAAAGGATCGATGCGGGCGCAGCGCAAGCGCTGGGCGCAGTGGGAGGCGTACCGGAACGAGATGTACGTGACCGACGAGAAGGCCCTCGCCCGCGCCTACCGGGAGTACAGCCTTACTGGAGTACTGGAGGACCCGTGGACCGGTGACCGGTACTGCCCCTCCTGCGAGAAGCCCGAGCAGTACTGCGACTGCGGCTCCGCCGACTGACCAACCTACCCTGACCACCCACCGACACCCTGAAGGAATCGCCATGAGCCCAAGCCTGGAACCTACTCCCTGACCTCCCCCCCAACGCCGTCTACGCCAACCGAGCCCTGAACCACGCCTACTGGGCGCTCGGCGCCACGATCTTCGTGATGGTCCTGCACACCCTGACCTCGGCCGACGGCCTCCTCGACCTTGTGCGGGGAATCTGGATGATCTACGAGTTCTCACAGATCATCCGATACGGGGTCAAGTCGATCATGGCTGGCCGCCGAGACGGCCGCGTCCTGACCATCTCGGTCAGTGAGGGGCCCTCGTCTCGATCCCGAAGGGTGGGGCGCTGTGAAGACAGTACTAAGGGCTATAGCATCCATCATCAAGACCTATAGGAAGAGGGAGAAGTGACCCGCAACGGAATCGTGAGCGCTGAGGAGATCATGCGTCGCGTCCGGGAGTCCCCCGGAGGGGACATCAAGGACGGCGACATCCTCGCTGTCAAAGGCAAGAAGCCGATCTCATACGTACCGTCCAGGAGGGCTGGCCGCGAGAGGACCAAAGCTGAGCTCGTCGGCGAGTACCTGCGCTACCTGGCCGATATCCACGACCGCCGCAAGGACCTTCGGAGAATCCCGGAGGAGAAGCGGCAGGCCTACATCCTCGCCGAGGCCGAGGCGGCCGCGGCACTGCACCTGGGAGAGAACGAATGAGTTGCGGCATCATAGACAACGACTACGACCTGACCGATACTCTCGGAAGGCTGATCGGCCTTAAGCGGCTGGAAGACGTCACCCCAGGCGAGGACTACGTACTTCACGCCTCCTACTGGTGGACGGTGCTTGGGGAGGTCGGCTCGGAGGGGACTCTGGACCTGGAGATCGCCGGCCCCACCTCCCCCGAAAAATCTGAGACCTCAGTGCTGGTAGGGGATGAGGGGAGCCTCCAGGTCACGGCCTCCGTCAGCTCTGGACTTCAGTTCCAGAGCGGGCGCCTACTCGACGTACTGTGGCCGTGTTGCGGACTCATCTACGTCAAGCGCGCTACCCGTCGGGGAGTGAGGAGCGACCCTGAGGAGCGAGTCTTCGGAATCTTCTCCCTCCGCTACGACTCTGATGGGTCCCCGTACTACGCCCCTATCGACCAGGAGATGCAACCGGGCGTCGCGTCAGACTGGATCCTCGATCCCCGATCCGACCTGATCCTCAGTTGGGAGCCGGTGGACGTGGCCGAGCTGCTGCGCGCGTACTCGGGGGAGGATCGGTGACTACTAAGTTCGAGTTCGGAGGCCCGCCGCGCTTCGCCCACCAGAAACGCGGCCTGGCTAAGCTCATCTCCTGTAACGGGGTAGGAGCCCTCCTCATGGAGCCCGGCACCGGCAAGACGGCGGTCACGCTGGACTACTGCTCCTTGCTGGCCCTGTCCTCGCCCCGACGGGAGGCCCGCGTCCTGGTGATCGGCCCCCTCGCCGCCGTTGATCAGTGGGCGCTCCAGGCTCCGAAGTGGGTCAGCCCCCAGGTCAACGTGTGGGCCGAAGCCCTGGGCGGATCGGTCATGCAGCGCGTCGAGGCCCTCCGGTCCCGCGGCGGGAAGGAGGTCGCCAAACCGACCGGCGGCCGAGGACGCGGATCCGGAGACAGTCCGCGCTCACTGCATGCGAACCGATCCTGGGCGCTGGCCGCCAGGCGAGATGGCGTCGATCTAGCCCGGAAGGTGGCGGCCAAGGCCGGCCCCGACGTCCTCGGAGGCTCCAAGCCCCGCCTCGTGATCGAGGCGATCAACCTGGACACGCTGTCCCAGCGCCGGCAGGTCGGGTCCAAGACGATGGCCGATGTCGTGCTGAGCTCCGTCACGGACTTTGACCCGGACCTCGTCGTGATCGATGAGATGCACAAGATCAAGTCGGTCTCCTCCAACGCGTCTCGCCTGGCGGGACGGATCGGATCACGGGTCGAGCGCCGCATCGGACTGACCGGGACGGTCATCCCGCACTCCCCGCTCGATGTCTACGGTCAGTGGCGGTTCATCGACCCGAAGGCCTTCGGCAGGGTCCAGCCGAACGGGGAGAGAAAGCCCGCTACGTTCAAGGCCTTCAAGGAGGACTACGCCGAGATGGGAGGGTACATGGGGCACGAGGTCGTCGGCTTCAAGAACCTGGACCGTCTGGAGGAGATCATGGGCGAGCGCTCGTCGGTCGCCATCAAGGAGGAGTGCCTGGACCTGCCAGACGCCGTTGATACGGTCCTCCCGGTCGCCCTGAGCCCGAAGGAGCTGAAGGCCTACGAGGACATGCGCACGAGGCTCCAGGTCGAGTTCCGCGAGGAGGACGACATCCGGGAGGCTGGTGACGGCGGGGACGCCGCCACGGCGGCCAGCCGGCTGGTCCGCATGACGCGCCTTCGTCAGATCACGGCCGGCCACCTGCCGGACGATGAGGGGCAGGTCCGCGAGATCGGGCGGTCCAAGGCAAAGACCATCTCCTCCCTCATCCACGACACGCTGGAGGACGAGAAGCGCATCGTCGTCTTCGGGACCTTCACCAGAGAGCTAGCGGCTCTGGAGGAGGAGATCTCTGACAAGCGCACCGCGGTCCTTAGGATCGACGGCTCCACGAAGCCGGAAGACCGGCTGAAGATGCGTCAACGCTTCGGGTCTGACGACTCAGCCCGCCTCGTCATCGTCGCCCAGATCAAGACCCTCTCGGTCGCCGTGAACGAGCTCGTGACGGCCCGCAACGCGATCTTCGCCTCGCTTCCGTGGCAGCGCGACGACATCGTCCAGGCCCGCGACCGGCTCAACCGCCTCGGCCAGAAGAGCGCGACCACGTTCTGGTATGCGCTCGCACCGAACACCGCGGACGATCTAGTCTTCCAGGCCTATCAGGACCGCACGGACCTAGAGAAGACCCTTATGAATCACATCTACTCTGATAGGAAGTAGCAATCACCATGAGCCCCACCCAGCGTCCAGAGGAGGACGTCATCACGGCCGAGAAGGCCACATACTCCTCACTCACCCTGCACCGCCGCTGCCCGCAGGCGTGGAAGTACCGCTACCTCGACGGCCTGCGCCGCTCCCGGTCGGAGGTCACCCCGGCCCTCGACTTCGGATCGTGGTTCCACGCCGTGCGAGCTCTGGACCGGATCACGAAGGGGACTGCCGAGGGGACCCTTAAGGCCCATCCCGAGGAGATTCAAACCACGGACACCGGCCCCACCTTCCCGTGGGACGCTTCGCCGTCGGACGTCATGGAGGCCGCCGTCGAGTACTGGGACCGACTCGGCGATGCTGCCCGGGAGACCTGGCTGGAGTGGCTGGGTCAGCCCCTGCCTCAGCGCCTCTCACACGTCTACGCCGAGTGGCGGGAGCGGTGGGCCGAGGAGTCTGAGAACGAGGCCGTCCTTGCCGTCGAGCAGCGCTGGGAGCGCGAGGTCCCTGGCACCGGGGTCACTCTCTGGGGTTACGCCGATGAGGTCTACCTGGACCGCAAGCGGGGCATCGTCGTGGTCCGAGACTGCAAGACGTCCGGCACCCTTGGCCAGGTCACGAGCCTGGACGAGATGATGGACAGCCAGGTCCAGCTCTACGCCTGGGGGCTGTCCCCCGACTGTCACGAGTGGGGCGTCCCCACTCCTCGGGCCGTAGCCTTCGACCGGGTGCGGTCCAAGGCCCCGAAGACGCCCAGGATCACGAAGGCCGGCAAGCTCTCCACGTCGGTCAAGGACTACGACCTTAGGACCTACCTGGGGTGGTGCGCCGACGGCGTCCCCTTCGCGGGGATGAAGAAGGACGGAAGCGCGTCTGGGACCTACACGGCCGAGGAGGCCGAGATCGAGCGCCTGACCTCGCCCCAGGCCGTCTCGCAGTGGTTCGCCCGTCACCTGACCCCCGTGAGCCCGTACCTGGTCCGCTCTCACCTACAGGCAGCGGCCGACACCTGCTCGGACATCTCCCGGACGCGGGTGCGCGCCGACCGGCGGGGAGAGGCTCCCCGCAACTTCGGGAAGGCGGCCTGCCAGTTCTGCGAGTTCGCCGACCTGTGCCGTGCGCAGATGGTCGGCGGCCCCGGCGGCGAGTACACTCCTGAGGAGTACGGCCTGCGCTACCGTGACCCGTCTCACAGCGGCAGGTAGCCTTCCGGGCTTGCAATGCCCGCCGTCATACACCTACAGTTAATCCACCACTAAACCAGCGGAAGGAAATTCAATGGCCAGTTTCGCCGGCGTCAGCATCGTTGACGTTGAGGAGGAGGCAGCCGACTACGGCCGGTGGCTGATCCTCGGGGCACCGGGTTCCGGCAAGAGCTCGCTAGCCTCCACGGTCGCCACGATGGGCAAGACCTTGTTCATCGACCTGCCGGGAGAGAAGGGCACCCAGTCCTTCAAGAACGCCCCCTACGCCAAGAACATCGACGTGGTCCGACCGGAGAGCGTCACAGCTCTGGACGACATCTTTTGGAGCCTGGACAAGGGTGGGCACGGCTACAAGTCCGTCATCCTCGACAGCCTCACCTCTCTCCAAAAGATGACGATGCGCTACCTCACCGGGTTCTCGGAGACCGCGGTGCGGGAGATCAAGCAGGGCACCGCCCCGGCCGACCAGCGCACGTGGGGCCAGGCCCTCGACATCATGACCGACACGGCAGTTTTCTGGTACGGCCTCGCCGACGGCAACCGTTCCGAGCCGATGCACGTCGTCATGACTGCTCAGGTCAAGATGGTCGAGGACGAGGTCAACGGCGGCGTTCGCCGCTCTCCGGACGTCCAGCGCGGCGCTCAGTCGATCATCCGGGCCACCCCGAACTACATCATCTACGCCGACGTCGAGGAGGACCTTGACAGCACCGGCCGCGATGACGGCCCTTCGCTGAAGCACATCGTTCGCTTCGGCACCGATCCGGAGTACGGGACCAAGGCTCGTATCCCCTACAACCTTCGCGGGAAGGTCCCGTCCGTGCTTGGACGCGACCGCCCCGTGACTCTGGAGAAGCTCTCCCGCTTCCTCGGAGTAGGCGGAGTCCCGGAGCGCAAGCCCGCCGCCGACAAGTCGGCCAAGTCCGACAACTGACCCCCCCAGTAACCCAACCTCACAGGAGAAATCATCATGGCCCTGACCTTCGACTTCACCAACTACAAGGACACCTCCACCGCCCGCGTCGCCCCCGGCACCTACCACGCCGAGGTCTCTGACTTCGAGGAGACGACCTCCAAGGCCGGCAACGCGATGTTCGTCGTCTACCTGGAGATCACTGAAGGCCCTCACGCCGGTCAGCAGATCATCGACCGCCTCCCCCAGACGGAGAAGGCCATGTTCCGCTCCGCCGCCTTCCTTCAGGCCCTCGGAGTCAAGATCGCCAAGAAGAAGATCGCCCTGAACCCGCGCAGCCTCATCGGCCGCCCCGTGGACATCGTCGTGGAGGACGGCGATCCCTACAACGGCCGCGTGAAGAGCGAGGTTCGCGAGTACCTTCGCGCCACCAAGCCGGCCAAGGCCGAGCCTAAGGACGACCCCATGGCCGACGAGGACGAGATCGCCTCGCCCGCCCCCGCCGCTGAGCCGGCCAAGCCTGAGCGCGACGCTACGGTGGAGGACGCCGTCGAGCTCGACGTGGACGCGCTGGACATCGACGACCTGGACCTCTGAGGTCCGAATCGTGAGACGGCCCCGCTACGGTGGGGCCGTCCCCCTTAGACAGAAGGAGTGACATGGCTAGCAAGGAGAGTGGCGTCGTGGATGCCATCCGGCGCCGCATCGCTCAGGTGTGGCCGAACTCGGTCACCTGGAAGATGCACGGCTCGGTCTACATGGAGGCAGGCATCCCTGACGTGCTGTGCTGCGTCGAGGGCCGTCTGATCTTCCTGGAGGTCAAGCACCAGAAGCCCGGCGAGTCGCGCGGCCACGCCCTGTCTCGAACGTCGGTCGAGCAGGTCCGTCAGATTCGCCGCGTGCGCTCCGCCGGCGGTGCCGCTTGCACCGTCCTGGACGCCGACGAGGCGGAGTGGGCCGTGCGAGAGGCGCTGACCGGCTCGACACTGTCGAGCATGTACCCGATTGTCGGGGTTGGAGGTGATCTCAGTGGCGAGGGCTAGGCTGACAGCTACCGAGTTCGACTTCGTGCGCCAGATGGAGTGGGAGGAGATGTCTCCAGCCCAGCTGAAGTCGGCCCGCGAGACATGGAGGACCGGCGCCGTCTACCAGGACGAGGTGAACCCCCGGGTGTGGTGGGTGAGGTCCTACTCGGCCAGAAACTCGGGCGAAGTGAGGGGCGCGGACGGCAAGCGGTTCCACCACGTGGTTCTGAAGTCTGACCACGGGTACCCTAGGTTCACGTGCACCTGCAAGCACGGCCAGCACGCCCGATGGGCATCGTGCTGGCACGCGAAGACCGTGGCCCGTATCTACCGGATCATGGTCGACCAGATTAAGCAGCGGGAGAAGGAGGACTTGCTCAATGAGTACCGCAGCAAGCGAAGTGATTGACGACGTCCCGGAACAGCCCGGCCTCGGAGTATCCGAGGCCGGCGACGCCCTCATGATCGCCGGCGACACCATCCTCTCCATCACGGCGGCCTGTGCCGGCATCCGTACGCGCATGGTCAGCGAGCAGGGCTGGGACCCCGAGTTCGCCGAGAGATTCGCCCAGGGCCTGGCCCGCGCCCTCGTGAACCAGTCCCTGGCGCCGTCCCAGGACTGGCGCTCCGTTCCGGAGGGGCTGTGACTACCGCAAAGCCGCCGGCGCCGCGCAAGCCGGCCCCGCTGGACTACACCCGCCCGATCTGGAAGCGGCAGGACGGCGAGACCGAGGCCGCCTACGCCTCGTTCAAGGCCTACCGGGACATGGAGAGACGGCGGGTGCGGGACGCGCCCAACGGCAACTCCTACTCGGCCCGATGGTCGTGGAAGGAGCGTGTCGAGGCCTGGGACAAGCACATGGCCGAGAACGAGGCGAACGAGCTCGTTCGCTACAGGATCGCCATGGGGGACCGCCACCGGGCCCTCGGGCGAAAGGCGCTGGAGAAGGCCGAGATGTGGCTCGACAGCCTCACCGAGGACCGGATCTCCCGCATGAGCGCGAACGGCATCGTTCAGATGATGGACGTCGCGGCGCGCATTGAGCGGGAGGCCGCCGGGGCCGGGGCCGACTCGGCCAAGGTGCAGATCGAGGTCTCCTCGAATCTGGCCGAGATGACCGCCTCGGCCACGACGTCGAGGATCGAGCAGCTGGTCGCTGAGGTCGAGCGCCGAAAACGTGAGCAGGGACTCATAGACGTAGGTCCTGCTGAAGTTGAGGTGATCGACGTCGAGCAGTAGAGTTGGCCCGGGACACTGGGGCAGAATACCGCCACCCTTGGGGATAGGGGGTGGCGGTATTCTGTATCTATACGAGATTCCACCTAAGTGATAGGAGCTACCTATGTCGCGAGTGAAGAAGCCGCTGGAGCCGTGGGAGATGACTCCGGCCCAGCTGGAGGAGGAGCTGGAAGCCCTCATCAAGCGCCAGGCGTGGCTGGAGAGCCAGCCGAAGTGTGATCGGCCCTCGTGCGACGGGGCGCCCCACGCCGGGGCGCCTTACCCGCACGACCCGACCTACCGTCAGGCGGCCGACCCGCTGGAGAGTGCTCAGCAGCTCGATGAGGCATACGCCGGCCGCCCCCATATCCAGTACCTCTCCGACCGGCTGACCGAGGCCGTGAGAGCCGTCGAGAACGGCGAGAACCGCTACATGACCATCTCGATGCCGCCTCGAATGGGTAAGAGCACGCTGACCTCGATCAACCTGCCGATCTGGCTGCTGCGCCAGCACCCGGACTGGAAGATCGGCCTCATCTCGCACTCGCCCCAGCTCGCCACTGCGTGGGGCCGCCAGGTCCGCCGCTTCGTAGAGGAGGACGGCGAGAAGTGGGGCATCAAGATCGCCAGGGACGCCGGCGCCGTGAGCGAGTGGCAGACGACGCGGGGCGGCGGCATCGTCTCCCGCTCGGCTCCGGGGCAGTCGATCACGGGTCTTGGCTTCAAGGTCATGCTCATGGACGACGTCGTGAAGGACTTCGCCGACGCGCACAGCGAGTCGAAGCGTGAGGCCATCTGGGACTGGTGGCAGGCCAACGCCGTCACGCGTCTGGAGCCGCCGTTCCTCTGCATCGCCATCGCAACCCGCTGGCACGAGGACGACTTCATCGGCCGCCTGCTGAACCCTGCCAAGAACCCCGACGCCGGCAAGTGGGAGAACGTCATCTTCCCCGCCATCGCCGAGGAGGACGACCCGCTCGGGCGCGAGCCGGGCGACCCGCTCTACAGCCCCCTCGTGGAGGAGACGCGGGAGGAGGCTCTGGAGCGCTGGGACTCCCTGAAGCGCTCCGTCGGGTCCTACATGTGGGAGGCCTTGTACCAGCAGCACCCGACGCCGGCGGACGGGTCGATCTTCAACCTCGGCTGGCTGCGGTTCTGGACGACGGACCCGTCCAAGGTCAAGGACGGGGACGACTCCGTGATCCTCCTCCCGCGTGAGCGCCTGGAGCGCGGGCAGTGGCTCGACTCGTGGGACCTAACCTTCAAGGGGTCCTCGACGTCTGACTACGCCGTCGGCCAGCGCTGGTGCCGGCAGGGTCCTGACCGGTTCCTGATCGCGCAGCAGCGCGGTCAGTGGTCCTTCACTCAGACCTTGGAGAAGATGCTGCGCTGGGGCAACGCTGGCGACCTGGACGACAAGTCCAGCCCCGGCGGATCGTTCGTCCACCAGCGCCTCGTCGAGGACGCTGCCAACGGTACGGCGGCGATCGATGTGCTTCGCAAGAAGGTGGCCGGCATCAAGCCGATCAAGCCCCGCTCGTCCAAGGAGGTCCGGGCTCGCGCCGTGACGCCCGAGATCGAGTCCGGGAACGTGTACCTGCCTCACCCCTCAGACCCCGGCAACGGGTGGGTGAACGAGCTCATCTCCGAGATGCGGGCGTTCCCCTCAGGCCGGCACGACGACCAGGTGGACGCCCTGAGCATGGGCCTGCTCGGCCTGCGAGACGCGGGCCAGGCGTCACTGTTCGTCCCGAGGGGGACGATCCGCCGCGCTGTGAGCGGCCTCTCACTGGCGGATACGGTTCCGAGGTTCTGAAGGCTTGCATCTCCTAAGGGGTGGACGTATGATTTCATACGTCCACCCCTACTACGTAAGGAGACAACCTATGAGCGTTACGAAGACGCCAGTACAGGTCACGCAGGACAGGATGCGCGTGGTCTGGGACCGGTACTGGAGAGATACCCCGCTCCCGCCGATGTCTCAGGCCGGCATCTTGTCAGCCGTCATGTCCTACGCCTCTAATATCACCTCTCGTTCCGGAGGCCCGTTCATCCTGGACCTCTCGGGGGTGGCTCACACTGCCCGACTCCTTCTGCCGGGCCGTGATGTTCTGGCCCTGTCCTTGGAGGAGTACTCCCGCGCAGCCAAAAAGCACCCCGGCATGACGCTGGAGTGCGACGGCCACACGGAAGCCACCCGACTGTTCGCCCTCGTAGAGGAGATCGGAGAGGTCGCAGCCTGCCTGACCTACGACAACGACGCCGAGACCGGCCACAACTCGGACCTGGCGTCCGAGGTGATCCAGGTCGTCGCCCTAGCCCTGGCCTGGGCTACCCGGTACCTGGACGACTGAACTTATAGGAGACACTCATGACATCCATAAACGACGTCGCAGACCTGCCGAAGCTCCTGGAGGACTGGGCCGCCGGCAAGGGCTACCGCGAGTCTTTCGGGATCGACGCCGAGCGCGCGATGAGCAAGGACCTGCGCAAGCTCCTCTCCCTGACCGTCCAGCAGGCGAAGGCCCTGGAGGACTCTCAGGAGCGCGCCTACGCCCTGGAGCAGCGCCTCCCGACCTCTCAGACCGATGACCTCGCGCCGGAGCCCGCGTTCGACGACCCCTTGGAGGAGGCTGCGCGACTGGACCGCAAGGCTCGCCGGGACGCGAAGCTGGCCCGTGCGGCTCTCCAGCAGGAGGTCCTGGCCGCCTACTCGCGCGGCGTGTCGAAGTCGGTCTTGAGCACAGTCTCAGGAATGACTCGCCAGACCGTAGACCGCGTGCTCGGCCAGTGGAAGCGCAAGCCGCCGAAGATCGATGAGGGGGAGGGTGAGGCCCAAATCACACTGATCTGACCGTTGCTGGATTGCTCTAGGACGTATGACGGCATACGCTTAGGGCAAGCCCGCACAACCTACCCCTAGCGAGGAATCAGGGCCGTATCCATTAATGATTACGACGACCTGGAGATATTCGTGTCACGACTCATGTCCCGAACGCCCAGGCCCGGCGAAACCGCCTCTGACCGCTTTCGCGGGACGGAGGTCCGGTGCGCGGGAGTCCTTGGAGGACGCCGGTGGATCGTGTACGGGGAGGGGCTCGGCGCTACGCGCTCCTTCTCCTCCGAGATCGGGATAGGCGAAAAGGATGATGTCATTGACCGATTGATTAAGAGCGACCTTCTACCCATCGAGTAGCTAAGCTAATGAAAAGTTCAATTATTGACATGAGCAAGTTCCCCGCCTCAGGGGACACCTACGTTCCGGAGCACCCCTCGGGGCCTGAGGTTAGTAAGACCCCAGGGACCCGCGTCCCCCAGCACCCGCAGGCGCGAATCAAGCCGCTCGACGCCGACACCCTGCACGAGGCGCGCACGTGCCTCGTCTACGAGAACGGTCAGGCCGTCGCCCAGCTGAAGCGCTGCGGCCGGCGCTGCTGGAGCATCTACCCGACTGGCACGACGATCCCCGCCACGTTCGGCGCCTCCGCCTTGGAGGCCGTGACGGCATGGCTGGGCGTCAGGGAATGGGCGACCGCATGATCACATCACTCACGGCCGCCGCCGTCGCCCTGACACTCGGATTCCCGATATTCGCGCTCGGAGAGCGCCTCCGTGAGCGTGGGGAGCGCCCCTCTCGACCTCAGAACACCTCACCTACCCGAAAGGACATCTCGTGAGCAGATATATAGCGTTTGACCGCCTGGCCAGAGATACTAGCTCCATGACCACAGCCGTCCGAAAGACCTCGGCCGAGGGCGGAGGACGCGTCCTCCTGGAGGAGGGAAACTTCGTCATCAGCGGAGAGATCCCTCCAGAACTGGACCCCGCCGTAGAGCTGTACCTAGGAGATGGCGCGTGGCTGGAGGTCCGGGGAGGTCTTGCCCCCAATGTTCAGCTGACCCTTCCGGATTCGTACGTAGAGGCCCTGGACCAGCTACCCACAGCCCCCCTGAGGGGACGTCGTCTCTACTGGTCCTCGCCTACACCGCCCCTCGGACTGGACGACCCCTCTCAGAACACCTACGGCGAGGGGGACCTGACGCTGTACGTCCCGGAGAGCCTGGAGCCCGCCTACCGTGAGAAGGGGTTCTCTGAGTGGGGGACTCCTAGCCGCCGCTACCTCGAAATCTGGGACTACGAGCCACCGAAGGCATTCGACACGGCTCCTCGGGATGTCCCCGCGGGAGGGGCCGTCGAGTCACCGGAGCACTACACCGGGCTCGGGCAGGCGCTCGCCGAACTCGGCCTGAGCGACGCGGCCAACGTTGAGTCGTGGGACGTGCTCGACGCCGCCTTCCCCTCGGACCCCCTGCTGTGGAACTGCGGCAAGTACCTGCTGAGGCAGGGCCGCAAGGGCGGCGAGGAGAAGCGTCTTGAGGATCTGCGCAAGGCCCGCCAGTACCTCGACCGACAGATCACCCAGCTGGCCCGGGGAGGTGAGTGATTGATATCACTGTGATGTGGGGATAGATGGGCTAGCGCCGTCCTTATGGAGGGCGCTAGCCTTATCTTGTACGTAGCCGACCACCCAGCTCACAAAAAGGAACGTGACATGAGCAACACTGAGACCTACGCCGAGAAGATGGATCGCATTGCCTCCGAGCTGCTGGACGTCCTGCGCGACGTCCTCGGCCCTAAGCGCCGGCTCCCCGAGCCACTGTCGCACTACGCCCGCTACGACGACCACGCCGTCACCGTGATCGACGGTGCGGGCCGCGAGCGCGTCGAACTGACCGCGCACCTGACGATGGCCGGGACGGTAAAGGGCTACTCGGCCCGCCTCACCCATGGGGACCCGATCGGGCACCGCTGGTCCGCCGCCGGGCCCGTGAGGATCGACTGCTCGGAGGACCCCGAGGAGCACCCCACCCTCGCCTATGTTCTCCCCCTCGTCATCCGCCTCGGGAGTGGGGCGGGGCGCATGGAAGACGCTCGCAAGGCGCTGGAGGCGGCCGGCCTCCCTGTCGAGGGCTGCGGCTCGAGCATCGTCCTGCGCGATCCCTGCGCGTGGGGTACTCGCACCGTCGCCACCGTCGAGCTCGACCCGGACAACGGCACGCTGCGCGTGCACGGCCGGGACGCTGACCGGGTGCGGGAGATTCTGTTCCAGGCCGACGTGTTCTAGACCACCACCATCCTCAAGGAGAACCATGAGCACCAAGACCACCATGACCGAGCAGGTAGCCGCCCAGCTCGACCGTCAGTGGCCGTACAGCCGCCTCAACGTGACGAGCACCGACAGCGGAGAGTACGTGACCGTCGGCCCGAACAGCGCCCAGCTCACGGACGACTACTGGCACGTCCCTCGCGAGGGGCAGCCGAACCGCCGATTCGAGTACGCCGGCGTGGGCGCCGTCGCCATCTCGGACACGCTTATGGAGGCCGTCGCCCACAACGGGCGCGCCTCCGTGAGGGACCGCGTCACCGCCTTCGACGTCCGCTGCCAGGTCCGGCGCGTGGGCGACGTGAGCGTGATCGAGCTGCCCGGCGGGGCTGAGGCAGTAATCGCCCCGGCCGGCGGAGCCGTCACCCTGGCCTACGGCGAGGAGAGTCATCGGGTTCCCACCATCGGCCACGCCGTCATGGCCGTAGGAGCTATCCTCTCTCATGAGTAGTGACGTACACCACTGAATACGCCCCGCCCGGTGCTTGCAGGCGGGGCGTATGCGTGCATACACTCAAGCCATGAGCATTCACCGCCCCGGCCCCGCCGCCGCAGCCATCGCCACCATCGCCACCCTCATCATCGCCGCCTGCGCCATTGCCGGCGCCCTGGCTCTGCGGGGCGCTGGAGGCCGCCCCTCGCACCACATCGACCTAGTGGACGAGACTCTGCTGCACCCCTCGGTCGGGCGCGGGGCCGAGTCTCAGGTCTGCAAGAACTCCCCGAAGTCCCCGCGCTGCCTCAGCGAGGGCGGCAGCGGCCTGTACATGACCCCAGGGGGCCACGCCCTGCGACCGTCCACCGACTCCCTGGCCGCCGACCTGCTGCCCGGTGAGAGGTCCGAGGCTGGCCCGGTCGACATGCCCGGCCGCGTACCTGGCCGCGGAGGGTGGGTCAGCGAGGAGGGTACTGACTGGGCCTGACCCGCCGTCCCCACATCTAGCCCCTTCCACCTTCTTAGGTGGAAGGGGCCCTTACGTGCCCGTTGAGGGGTCTGTGAGCGCCTATGACGGGCTTTAAGGTCAAGGTAGGGACGCCATACTGGTGACGGTCCGCCAGGCCGTCAGAGAGGCTTACACGGCTCCGAGCCCGTTCCTCCCGTTAAAGGGCCCAGCCCGTAGCTGGGCAGGGTTAGAGGCCGTGTACGACCCGTAGACGGGCTAACGCCCCGGTACCTAGGTGTAGGTACCGGGGCGCAGGTTCTCGGCCGCCAGAGAGGCTTACAGGGCTGCGATGAGGCGCTCCAGCGCTAGGCGGGGCGAGGGGGCGTGAGCGGCGGCGGCCGCGTAGCGGTCCTGCCAGCGAAGCAGCCGGTGCGTGCCATCGGTGAGGGTTGCGAACCAGGGGCGGACCGACAGGCCGCCGGCAGGGGAGTGGACCAACTCGTCGGGGATCCCGTCGAAGGCGAGGGGGTCCTCGCGCAGGACCGCGGACGCCGGAGCGGTCGCCCAGGCGGGGACCGGCTCGATGACGGCGACGGCGTGGCCTCCCAGCTCGGCCCAGGTCCGTGCGCGCCCCTCGCCCCGGACCTTGTAGGACCGGGACGGGGAAGTGACGACACTAAGAGGCCGGCCGGCCAGAGGGTGCGCGGCGCCGCCGGGCAGGGTAGCCGGGTGCAGGGCCGGCTCGTCGTCGCGGGAGTGGTCGATGACGCGGTAAGTGGTGCGAGGGTCGTCGGTCTGGATGAGGGAGTAGCGGTTGCGCATGGGAATAGTATGCGCGCATACGGGCGGGGAGCGCAAATCGGCTGGGGGAAAACCTGAGAGAACCCTGGGAACGTAGTGTGGTCCCAGCCACAGCCCCTTTCTATATCTATGGCTTACTCCCCCCTACGGGGGGAGTAAGCCCTGGCCCTTATCCA